GAGTAGCCAGAAACGGCTATTAAAAACGGATGCGACCCGTCTTTAGTGGAGTCCTGGCCACTGGCCAGAGCCGGACCAGCCACGACGAGGCCGGAACTGGGACGCGGGCTTGTCCTGTCTGCTCACGTTGCAGCGGAAGTGAGACGGGCGCAGGTTGTCGATGCTATCGCTACCGCCTTTCGACCTCGGTATCACGTGGTCGATGGACAGACCCAGGGGCGAGCGGCGAGGGGCGAGCATGTCGATAGGCTTACCGCATAGCCAGCACACGGTGCCGTAGCGACCTACAACCTGGTTACTGTACTTGCGGACCTTCGCGCCGGACCAGTCACTCACGGCCCCGGTCCTTAGCGGTGGGCAGGGGCGGGGGCGGGTAGGACGCGGCTATCTCGTCGCGCATCGCCCTAGCCAGGGCGGCGACCTGGAGCGCCATACCGGCAAGCTTGAATTGCGGTGATGACATGCTGTAGGGGTGAGTGCCGTTCAGCTGCTCGTGGGCGCGCATCGCGGCGGCCTCGATGTCTACGGCAATGTCGGCGACGACGGCGCGAGAGTCAGGCAGCGGCGTTGGCATTTAGGAGTTCCTTTGCGGTGTCGTCCTTCAGGGCCAGGCGCGCCCATGAGCGATAGTGAGCGTCTGGGTAGGTGGATTGCATGTACTCAGCAAACGCCGGGGGCCACGGGGCCAGCGTGCTAGATGTCTGCTCTTCCTCTTCTTCTTTGCGCCTCCGCTCTGCGGCGGCTCTTTCGGCTTCGGCTGCTTGCTGCTGTCGCATGATTGCTTCATACCTGCAACGGTTGCAGCGATCAGATGAGGGTTCACCGTGCTTGCACTCGGTAGCTAGGTAGGTCATGTAGGTTGGTCGGTACTTCGGCACGTCGAGGTCCTTTCGATTAGGTGGTGTCGGAATTGATCCCCCGGAAGGCTGAGGGGCCGCCTTGGTGGCCCCCTCTTCCTGTAAGGAGGGAAGGGGTGAACTCATGTCCACATGGGCCGTGGTCGGCTTCGGGCGGGCCGTGTTTCGGCGAAGGCGGTACAACTGGATACGGGCGCGAGTCGCCGCGTTGCGGCGACGGTCCTCGTCGTCGGACGCCCGGCGGAACGCCAACGTCCAGTCCACGAGCGTCCGTTTCACAACCTTGATAACGCCAACCGTGGGCGCGCCCATACGGATACCGCCGCGATGCCATTCGATGACGCCCGCGTCCTCAAGCCACTGGAGACACCGAGAGGTGTGGCGAAGGGAGTAACCGGCCCGCTTGGCGAGTTGGCGGGCCGTGGTCTGGACGACGGCAGCCAGGTCGGCGCGAGTGTCGTGGGCGAGGAGGGCGAGGGTATCGAGGACGGCACGCGAGGCCGCGAACTCACGGCCTCGGAGCGGTCCCCAACCGACGCGGGAGAGGGCGGCGAGAATCGAGGTGAGCGACTGACCAGCGTTGAGGACGCCGCGCGCCTTGGGCGCGGGCACACGCGCCGGGTTGGCAGCGGCGTCCTCGGATCGTGGGCCGCTGATGGCGGCGCGGTCCTGGTCGGTCCAGACGGCGGTGGCAGTCATGACTGAGCATCCACTGTGTAACGGATTGCGACGGTCACGTAGCAATGCAGGAGCTTGATTTTCTGGGCGCGGTCCTTCGGGCGCATACGCTTAGCGCCGGTAACGCCCATGTTGGCGGCGTCCTCGGCAAGCTGGAGCGTGAGAGACTGCGATTTGCGCAGGAGTGACCGCACGATAGCGGCGTCCGATCCGGTAATCACTTCGTGCCCCTCTCGTGAACGTCGCGGCGGTGCGACCACACGCCGGATGCCAGGAAGGCCACGATCATGCCCGGCGTCGATACCGGCCACGGGAGATAGAGGGCGAAGCAAGACCAGATGACGACGCCGTAGGCGACGAGAGCGGTCAGGGCGGCGAGGAACTGGAGCCAGTCGATGCGGTAACTCATGAGCGGGCCTCTCGGTCTAGCGTCGATGCGGTGAGATGAATAGGGACTCCCGCGTCTGCGAGGCGATCTAGGTCAGTGATTGACCAGCGCAATGCGCCACGGATGCGCTTCGACAAAGCCGATTGGCGAAGTCCGATAGCGTTCGCCATCGCTGCCTGTGATAGGCCCGTGGCGCGCATGTAGCGCGTGACCTCACGGGTAACGATGTCGTGGGAAGTATCCATAGGCTGTGTTCTACTCCATGTTGAAATGGGATGCAAACCATAGGAATATCCGAAGTGTGTCCAGGCGGTTACAGATTATGCCGTTATGGACCAGGATAGGGGCATGGCAATTCAGATGATGCCCGCCCCGGCAAACCAGCTCACGACACGCGATATTGTCGCCTCGAACGTTCGCGCGGAAGCCGCGCGCATGGGATATAACCAAGTCCGATTAGGCCAAATGCTCGGTATTTCCCAGCCTTCGATTAACAAACGATGGACGGGAAAACGCCCATGGCAACTAGAGGAATTGGACAGTCTAGCGTCTGCGCTAGGTGTCTCTGTTGCCGACCTGGTAACGCCTACCGGTCGGGAAGTGCGCCCCCGACAGGACTCGAACCTGCAACCTCGGGATTACGTCACAGTGTCCGATATATGGACAGAGGCGGCCTAACATCCGACCAGGTGAGCGTGGGCAACGGTGCCCACGGCGAGCGGATTTGAGCGAGCGGGACGAGGATAGCGGCCATGGTTATGCAAAAAGCACGAGTGCCGGGCGGATGGGACACGCCAATCACAGATTGGCGGTTGCACATGCTTGGAACGGGTCGGACGGTGGCGACGGTGAGGCTTCGGGTTGATTGGGTGCGACGATTCGCCCGCGCCGTCGAGGTCGCCCCCTGGGATGTGACGACGGCGGACGTAATCGAGTGGTCGGCCGCCCACATGTGGGCGCGCGATACGCGCCGGTCCGCTCTCCAGTCGGTCGCCGGGTTCTATTCATGGGCGGCGACCGTGCGGCCGGTCCTGGTCGATGTGTCGGCGTTGCCGTCGGTGAGGGCGTCGGCCCCGGCCCCGCGCCCGGCGGATGACGAGGCAGTGAGGCGCGCTCTCCAGTCGAGTGATTGGCGCGTGCACTTGGCGGTACGCCTGGCTTCGGAGATGGGGTTGCGCCGGGGCGAGGTCGCCCGCGTTCGCGCGAGCGATATTGTGCGGGACGTTCGCGGCGCGTCCTTGATCGTGCACGGCAAGGGCGGGAAGGCGCGGACGGTGCCCATGCCGCCCGGCCTGGTCGCCGCCGTCGAGGCACGCGGGCCAGGCTGGACGTTCCCAGGTGACGACGCCGGGCACGTATCGCCGGAATGGCTTGGACGGCTGGTCACCCGCGCGCTACCGCCGGGCGTGACGATGCACGCACTTCGGCATCGCTTCGCCACACGGGCATATGAGCGCACGGGTGACCTTGTTTCCGTCCAACGCATCCTAGGGCACGAGTCGCCACACACGACGCTACGGTATCTAGCGATTGCGGACGAGGCGTTGCGGGCCGTCGTCGAGGCGGCGGCTTAGGGGCGGCCCTCCAGGGACCGGATACGCGCGTCATAATCGGCGTGTTCACGGTCCCTAGTTGCCCGTAGGTCCCCTATCTCGTGGCCTAAGCCTTTGACCTCACGGGAGAGGCTTTCGACCGAGTGCCGGGAGATGAGCACATCAGAGGCGGTTTTCATCTGCTCGGTCTCGATTCGGCGCACGGTCTCGCCATTGGAGGTGAGGGCGCTCTCGATGCGCTCGATTGCGCTGGAGTGCGAGGCGAGGGCATCCTCGAGGCGGCTTACGGCGGCGGCGGCTTCGGCGGTCTTTGCGTCGGTCCTGTTCACGGCGTCGGCGAGGCTGGAGCCGTGGTTAGGGCTGACTTGCGCGTGGATTCGCCGCGCCTGTATCAGCGTGGCGGCGCTGGTCACGATGGCGGCGACGCCACCGAGGCCACCTAGAGCGGTGATAACCTCGGCGGCGGGCGTCATTCGTCGCTGCCCTTCGGGACGTGGGCTAGGGCGGTGCCGGTACCGAGGACCGAGGCGACGAGGGCAACCCACATGGGCGCGGTCGATGACTCGATAACGCCGTAGACGACGAGGATAGGGACGAGGGCGGTGGCGATGCCGTAGAGCCAACGTCGCACGTCCGGGGTGAGCCAGGCGAGCGGCTGGGGAGTGATGGCGTGCTTAGGGTCGCTCACTTGTCGCCCCCGTCCTTGCTGATGGCGGCGAGGACCTGAGCGGTCGCCTGGTCGATGTCCACGCGGGTTTCGGCGGCGGCGGTTGCGGCGACGCGGTTGTGGCGTTCCCAGGCTTCGCGGATGAGCATTTCGGCGTGGTGGGCCGGGACTTCGACCATGGGCACAACGTCGTTGTAGACCTGCGCGCCAACGCGGTCGAGGGCGTAAGCGCCCGCGGACTCGGTAATAAGGGCGTAGCCCTTGATTCCATAGATGGAGTTGTAAGAAACGGCGAACATGCGGGGGTTTCCTTTCGGGGTGGTGGGGGTTGTGGTGGTTGCGCCGGGGTCGGCGGGCGGGGTGAAAGCGGGCGGGCGAAGGACGTGCGTCCACGATCCGGCCAGCGTGTAGGGGTGCGACGAGAACGGGACGACGCGGGTCTCTCCCCCGGTGTCGTCGCCTTCGCCGTCGCCTTCGGCGCTGCCCATAATGTCGCCCCGTCCATCAATCCAGGCTTCGGCGACGCGGTTGTCGCCAATGTAGGCGGCGACGTGTCCGACGCCGCCGGATGCGGCCTCGGATAGGATCACGTCGCCGGTGTAGAGGTTGGCGGCGAGGCCAGCGGTAGCGGCGTAGGGGATGACGGTCCATCCGGCGGCCTCGAAGGCGGCGCGCATATCGCCGGTAAACGTGGCGCCGCCGGTTGGGTATCCGGCTTGCTTGGCGGCTTCGATGACGAGGCTTGAACAATCAGCCTCGAAGGTGAAGTACCCGCCGGGCACGCCGCGCGTGCGTTGCACGTCGAGGCGATTGGGCTGGGAGTATCCCCCGTCGGCTTCGGCGCACATCCAGTACAGACGGCGCGCGAACTCTTGCACACTCATTCGTTAGACCTTTCTCAGAGGGCGATGGCCAGCCACATCAACTGTGCGAAGGCGGACGCCCCCGATGTATTGTTGTGAGCCATCCAGGTAAATCCATCGGCCGTGATGTCCCACGCGGCCAGATTGAGGCGCTGGTTCTCCGACTGCATGAAAACCATGGGCGGTTTATTGAATCGCTTGGGAAACTTCACGGTGTAGGAATTGGTCGTTGCGCCGGGCTGGAGGGACCCCACGGCGACCTGTCCGATCTGGAAGGCGGCGGCGAAACGGTCGGTGGCCTCTTTCAGCTCGGAAAAATTGGCGTTCACGTCCTCGGCGCGGGCGATTTCGCCGGGCACAAACGTTTTCATGATGTGGGGTCCTTACTGCTTGTTGTTGGTCAGGGTGAGGGTTGTTTTCCAGGTTGTCGGCGTGATGGTGTGGGCAACCTGGGTGATGAGTGCGGGGGCATCTTCTCCGCGCCATTTGACGGCGGCGGCGGTGATGGGGTCGAGGGTGGCGGCGGCGGCCATGTGGGCGGCGCGGTCGGTGGGACCGGCGTCGTGGGCGGCGACGAGGGCAACCGACGAGGGCATGGGGTCGCCGGTGGTCGTGGCGAGGTAGCGGCGCGCCGTGGGTTCCACGTCGCGGGCCGGGAGGGTCGTGTCGATGGTGACGGCCGCGCCGCCCCATGCGTTCGCGGCGGTGGGGTCGGTGACGGTCGTGTCGGCGTCGTCTGCTTCCCACTCGTGTTGCTCGGTGTCGTACTTCGCGCCGTGGTTGGACAGGGTGACGTGCGCGATCGTGTCGGCGGCGGACCATGCGACGTTTAGGTCGGTGTAGGACCAGATGCGTTCACTGAGACTGCTTTTATCGGCGTCGGTGAGTGTGAGCGTGGGCGTGCGGGGGCGGCGCACGCGGATGGATACGGTGCCGTCGCGGTCCACGGTCCACGATCCCAGGACTGATGCCATGAGCGCGTCGAGGTGGCGGGCTAGGCTCGTTTCCCAGACGACGGGGGCCATGGTCTGTGTCGCGGTGTCGTGCACCTGGTAGGTGAGTTCCGGCGCGGACTTGATAAGGCGGTCGAGGCGCGCCGCCCACGGCTCGGAGCCGTCGCCGCCGTCGGCCTTCGCTCCATAGCGGGTGATGGCGGCGAGGCGCGCCACGTTGTCGGATGCGGTGAGGCTGACCTCGTAGTCGATACGGGACCCCGGTTTGTGTGGGGTGATAGATAGGTCGGTGATGACGCCGGTAAACACGAGCGTGCGGGTCGGCCAGTGGATAAGGCGCACGGGGGTTCCGTGGTGCAAGCCGGTGGCGCGAGGACTCAGGGCGTTGATTGCGCGGGCGGTCAGGGTGCCGACGGTGGCGGCCATGGCGGGGCCTGTCGTCGTGACGCCGCGAGTAACGCTAATCTCGGTGCACGGGCCGGTGATGTCCTGCCACTGGCTGACGTTCGTTTCGCCCATATTCCATGCGCGGGTATCCCATGGGGTCGAGTCCCACACCATTGCCCACGGCTTTGCGACGCCGCGCGTCCATGAGGCGCGGTTCCATCGGTCATTATTCCACCTGAGTCCGAAAAAGCCGGGTAGCGGATAGTAGGCCTGGAGACTCAGAACGTCGCAGGGGCGCGGGTTATCCGGGAGGGGCGTGTCGTCGGTGATGGCGAGTTCTTCCACGACGCCGGTGGGGATGCCGGTCACCTCGATAACGAGGCTGGTCCCAAGCGACGTGTTACGCACGTGGTGCGTGTAGTAGGTGCCACGCACAAAACGCTTGGCGTCGTCCCCTAGGCGGATGACGACGTATTGGCCCGCCTGGTTTGTACGGATGCGGATTCGCGCGGTAATCAGGTGATTCGGGCGCAGATTGTCCACAGTGATGCGCAGGAAGGACGAGCCGGGCGCGAGCGTGAAGCGGGTGTGCCCGGCGGGCATGGCCTCGGTGCGCACGCCTTCCCAGGTGGACGGCGGCGGCGGGGGCAGGGTCACCATGAGAGGGTCCTCCCTTCGGGTTAGCGGCCAGCGCCGTTTAGGCGCGTGTACTGGTCGATTGACTGTGCGATGACGCGCCCGGCGTCGATGGACGGGTGGAGCATCTGAGCGGTGACGTTGATGGTGACGCCGCCGCCCCGGCGTAGCCCGGCGATGCCGTTCACGTCTGGGAGGGCGAGGCCGCCGGGGTCGGTGTCTGCCACCATGCCGGTCAGGGACCCGAGGGAGCGGCGCACGGCCCCGTAGCGGGATTCGAGGCCACGGATAAAGCCGTCGATGACGAGGCGGCCAGCCGGTGTGAGGAGCACCGCGTCATAGTCGGCCGGGCCTTTCCATGACGTGAGGCTGGAGGTGAGCGATCCGAGGGTGTCGCGGACCGATCCGATCATGGAACTGATGCCGTTGATAAAGCCCTGGATAAGGGACTTACCGGCGTTCCATAGGGTTGAGCCGATGTTACCCAGGGCGCTAAGCGCGCGAGACGGGAGGGATGACACGTAGGAGACGGCGGTCGAGACGCCGGAGGAGATAGCGGACGTGATTCCATTCCACGCGCCGGAAACGCTAGAGGAGATGGACGCCCACACGCCGGAGAACACGCCGGAGATAACGCCCATGGCGCCGGTAATCCATCCTTGGACGATGCTCAGAGCGCCGGAGATAACGCCCTTGATTCCTTCCCAGACGCTCGAAAAGATGGTTTTGATTCCTTCCCACACGCCTTGCCAGTCGCCGGATAGGGCGGATGTCCAGACCTGGATAATGCCGGTTATGACGCCCACAACCGTCGAGACGACGCTCGACAGAATCTCCCACACGCCGGTAAAGACGCCTTTGATGCCTTCCCAGATGGTTGACCAGTTCGCGGCGACGCCGGTGAAGATGTTGACGATGAGGTCGGCGACGGGTTGCCCGTATGTTGCCCACGCCTCTTGCAGCTTCGGCCACACGGCGTTCCATGCGTCAACGATGGCGGCCCATGCGGCTTGCAGGGCGGGCACGACGTTGGTGTTAAACCACTCAGCGACGACGGCGGCCGCCGCTTTGATCTGTTCCCACGCCGCGTTCACGGCGTTACGGAACGTCTCGTTGTTCTCGTAGAGGGCCACGAAGATTGCGACGAGGGCGGCGACGGCGGCGACGACGAGGAAAATGGGATTGGCGGCCATCGTCGCGTTGAGGGCCGCCCACGCAACTTTCGCGGCCTCGATGATGGCTTTGATCTTGGCGAAGGCCCTGAATCCGGCAACGAAAGTGCCGATGACGCCGGCGGCGGCCCCGATGGCGTGCCCAAAGCGCTCGAAGAAAGCCACGACGCGGCTAATCGCAGGGGGCACGGTCGTGGTGAGCCAGTCAATCAGGCGCTTGAGCCGGGGCATGACTTCGGTCTGAAAGACCGATGCAGCGGCCTTGATCTTCGGGACGACGTTCGCGGTGAACTGGTCGGCGAAGTTCTTGAGGGCCGGGAGGGCCACGTCGCGCGCCCACGTCGTCAACTGTTCCATCGCGGGCACGAGGTATTCGATAGCGGCGGACGCGAGCGCGGTCACGGCGGGCAGGACGAGGCCGCCCGCCTTGGCGGCGAAGTCCCCTAAATGGGCCTTGAGAACCTGGATTTGGTGAGAGAGCGTGTCCCCTTCGCGCGCGAAAGCACCGTGCGCGTCGGCGGTCTGCTCCATGATGAGCGCGAGCGTCGCGGCCTGTTGCGCCTCGTTATCGAAACTCCCGCCTACCTTGGTAAAGCCCAGTTCGGCGGCCTTGGCGTCAATTGACGCTTGCTTAAGGGACACGCCGTAGCGCTCGATAGGGTCACGTTCGCCCTTGAGGGCGGACGACAGAGCGGCCACGGCGTCGGCCGTGGTGCCACCAAATTGCGCGGCGAGGTCGGCGGCCACGCCAATGAGGTCGTTGGTCTTTCCGGCGAGCTGGTCAATCGAGGTCCCACCGTTTTTGAGCTGTGCACCAAGCAACGTGCCTAGTTCCTGGTACTCGTTTTTCGTGAGTCCGACCGACGATGCGGCGGTATCCGCAAACGCTTTCATCTGGTCGGCCCCGCTCTTGAACACGGCCTCGATAGCGCCCGTGGACTGTTCCAAGTCGGCGGCGGCGCTCACGGCCTTCGCCCCGGCGACGCCAATGGCGGCGGCCCCGGCGGCGGCGACCGTGGCGAGCGTGGTCACGGCGGTTTTACCGGCTTCGGCCAGACCGGATAGGCCGGTTTCCTTCGCAAGGCCCTTGAAGGCGCGCGAAAACTTCTTGGTGTCGGCGACTACCGAGACTTTGACGACGTGACCGGCCACTGCCTAGCCTTTCTGTGCTTGAGCGCGTTCGTTGAGGAGGTCGAGGATGGCGTGCGCGTCCTCGAGGGTGAGGCGTTCGCGCGCGTCCCACGGGGGGATTCCGGCGTCCACGGCGAGGATGGCCAGGACGGGACCGAGGGACGACGCGCCGGTCATTCCCCCGCCGGGGCGTCGGTGGTTGCGTCGCCCACGAGGCGGGTGGCCTCGTCCATGGTGAGGTCGGTGGCGGCCGTGTAGGCGTCGTCCCTGGTCTGGTAGCCGCCGCGTCGGTAGAGCATGATGGCGCACATGGCGATCATGGGGGCGGCGAGAGCGCCGCCCGCTTCGGGGTCAAACGAGGTGATGGGCTGACCTGTCTTGCGCTCGTAGTAGTCGAGGTCGCCAAGGGTCATGGCGTTCATGTTCATGGGGGTTTGTCCTTACCAATCGTTTTTATCTAGTAGTTCTTTGATGCCTTCGCCGATACCGGCGAAGGTGCGCGGGCGCAAAGTTTCTTCGGCCTGGGAGAGCCATCGGGGGCCAGATGAGCCGTCCCGTCCCCAGTGGCGCACGCCCGCGTAGGGAAGGCGCTTAGCGGAGCCGACGCGGACCATGACTTTGCGCTTGGAACGGGACGGCTTGATACCCGATGCGAGGCGGCCGGTATCGCCGCGTGGTGCGAGGGTCTTGGCGAGGGCGGCGATAGGGGTTGCGAGCCGATAGGTCAGCTCTTTCAAGTCCTCGGCGGCCACGCCCACGCGCTCGGCGTCGCGTAGTAGGCGCTTGATGCCCTGAATCTCTACGCTGCCGCCGTCTAGGTGGACGTGACCGTCGAGGATGCCAGCCACGGGTTAGGCATCTTCCATGTTGCCGGTGCCAAGCGTCGAGGTGGCGGTGAGCTTTTCCGGCTCGCCTTCGCACGTCCACTCGAACTCGAACGTGCTGCCCTTTTCGTCGCCCGCCTCGGAGGAGATTGACGGCTTGGTTCCGATCTTGGCGCGGACCTTGAAGTGGGGTTGCTTGGCGGTGGCGGTCTTGTTGCCGAAGGGCGCGACGAGAACGTCCACGGTTCGCCCGGCTTGCTGCCAGATCATTTCCCAGAACGAGCCGGGATCAAATGAGACGATGGCCTTCCCCTTGAGCTTCCAGGACGCGGACGAGCCACCGAGGGCGTCGGCGAAGGTAACCACGTCCTTGTCGGACGTTTCGGGCGAGAGGTCATAGGACGAGAGATCAGACCAATAATCTTTGCCAGCGATGGAAAAGCCAAGGCGGTTGCCAAGGATGCGGGTGTTACGGGTAACGGTCATTGTGGGAACCTTCCAAGGGTGTAGGTGAGGGTGGTGGTGATGGGGGCGGCGAGGTAGGCCTGGCCGTCGGCGCTCTTGATGCTCGTGTAAGCCTCGATTGCGGCGACGGTTCCGGCCTTGATGAGTGCGACGGCGATCGTGTCCACGGCCTCGTCGAGGCGCTCGATGGCCAGGGCGTTGGTCGTGGGTGCCACCGCTACCGTGAGACTCATTCGCACGGTGACGGCGTTGTAGGTCGTGTCGTCGGTGGTGAGGAGCGGGGACGCCTCGGTAATGACGATGCACGGCGGCGCGAGCCGTTCCGGGACGTTGGTCACTACCGGGAGGTCGGTGGCCTCTCGGAGGATGGCGGCGAGGTCGGCGCGAGCCGACGCGATGGGTCCAGATTCGCGGGTCATGAGATAGCCAACGGGAGATAGGGGGCGAGGAGGGGGCGCGCGGCGACGAGGGCGTCGCGGGCAACGCGGATGGCGGACGCGCCGTCCAGGCCGTCGGCAAAGCTCTTGATACCGTTGGGGGCACTTCGCCGATGGTAGAGCTCTGCGGCGACTTCCATAACGGCCCGGTCGTGCACCTCTTGCGGGATCGTGAGGCTGCCGACCTGGCTACCCACGAGCGCCGTGGCCTCGTCCACGCACGAACGGAGGTAGTCGTCGATGGGCACGTCGCCCACGTAGGCGGACACGCGGGTAGTCAGGTCGGCCACGGTCAGGCCCCGATCTTGAGGGGGATGAGGCCGGTGGGGATTTCGGCGGCGACGGCCCCGTAGCGGTAAACCGAGAACTGTCGAGACAGGTTGATGATGTTCTCGTCCTGGAGCTGGACGAGGGGCGTCTCGTAGGTGCGCATTGCGTCGCGGTTGTAGAACGCGCCAACGATGCCGACGCCAAGCTGTCCGGGCGTGGCGCGAAGGTTGCAGGTGACGGGCACGTCGAGGATGACGCCGGTCAGGGCCTTCGCGTCCACGGTGCCGATCGTGTTGGACGGGTTTTCGGCGGCGCGCATCAGCGGGCGGCCGTCGGTGCCGGTCAGGCCGGAAAGCGCCTTGAAAGTGGCCTTGTCCACGACGAGGCCGTCGAGGCTGAGGCCAAGGTCGGCATACTTGGCGGCGGCGTCGATAAACAGGCCGCTAATGTCCGACCAGTTGAGCGCGGTGGCGGCCTTGGTGATGGCGAGCTTGTTGGCGTCCTGGGTCTTGACGGCTTCCGCGAAGGCGTTGGCGAAGTACGCGGCGGACGCCTGGCCAGCGGCGATAGCCATACCTCGGAGCGAGATGTCGAGGAGGTTCACGCGCGCGCGCTTGATGGCGGTGAGGGTTAGCTCGGTGTAGCCGCCGAACGTCTTGATGGTGGCCTTGCGGGATGCCGTCGAGATTTTACCCATGGTCAGGTCGTCGCCCTCGTTGGCGAGCTGTGCCACCTGGAGGGTGTTCGTGGCAAGCTCGGTGAACTCCAATTCGAGGCCATCGTCAGGCAGGGAGCCGGTCGAGAACAGGTGCGCGAGGACGTTGGGCTTATCGACCAGGCGCGTGAGGTCCTTCATCCATACGGGCGTCGTCATGGTGGCGTCTGCGCTGGACTTGGTACCGGCGAACGCGCGGGTCTGGAAGTCGGCGAGGGCGGCGCGGTATGCCTCGTCGCTAATCAGGTCCTTGAGTGCCTGGCCAGGGGTGCGAGTGTCCTCAGCGCGGGTGGCGGGGGTCAGGTCGGCGAGGGCGGCGCGCTGTTCCATCGCGGTCAGGTCGGCGCGAAGGTCGTCCAGGTCGGCGGCGAGCGCGTACTCGGTCGTTTCGGTCATGGTGGGGGTGTTCCTTTCGGGGGTGGCGGTCGGCTGGGTGCGGACCTCGGTAATGGCGGCGGTCTGGTAGGCGGGGAAGGGCACGAGGCTAACCTCTCGGAGCGCAAGTCTCGTGATGGTGGTGTGGGTGCCCCTCTCGTCCTCGGTGCGCGTGGTTTCGAGGGGGGCAAAGCCAATCGAGAGACGGTCAATCACGCCGTCGCGGACGAGCTGGTAGGCATCGCGCGCGGTCTGAGTGTCCGAAAACCGGGCTTCAATCTCGATGCCCTCGTCCGTTTCGGTGGCGGCGGTGATGAGTCCGATAGGTTCGTCGTGCCGATAGACGAGCTTGAGGCTCGTGTCGGTGTCGGCGCGGGGGGCGAGCGCGCCGGGCGCGATGGTCTCGAAGTAGCCGGGGATGAGTTCAATTTCGGTGTTGTAGGGGACGGCGAGGCCTCTCACGGTGCGCGGCGCGTCGTCGGTGCCGTCGGCTTCGGGGGTGGGGGCGATCTTGAAGTCGCGGGTCTGGAGGTCACTCATTAGGCTGGTCCTTCGGGGTGGCGGCGGTGGGGTCGGTGATGCCTTCGATGCGGCGGGCATAGTCGGCGGTGTAGATGCCCGCTTCGATGGCGGTTTTGTGGGTGTTCATTCGGGCGGACGGGTTGGCGCGGAGGAGCGCGTCGAGGTTGAATCGAACGACGGTGCCGCGCGGGAGAATCGCGGTGAGGGTGTCCTCGATTTCACGCAGGTAGGCCATGAGGGTCCAACGGATAAAGTCGGTGGCGGCGTCGGTGACGTTCTGGTAGGTCATGCTGGAGCCGTTGACGGCGGCTAGGAGCATGTGGGCAGGGATTCCAAACATGCGTCCGACCGAGAGCACGTCAAACGCGCGGGATTCGAGGAACTGCACCTCAGACGGCGTGAGGTGTAGGGGCGAGTATCTGAGGCCCGCGCCAATGACGGCGACGCCGCCGCCCTGGCTATTCGATTCGTTCCATGCCTTTTTCGCGTCGGCGGCTTGCTGGGAGGTGATGGGCTGGTCGGTGGACAGGATGCCGGTCGGCACGCCCCCGGCGTGCGTCCACTGGGACGCGTAAGCGGCCATGTCGGCCGCGCCCTGGAGGGAGCGTGCGCACGCTTGGATAGGACCGAGGCCGGCGGCTTCGCCGGGTACGTAGGTCAGGCGAAGGTGGCGCAGGTCGGCGGGCTGGTAGGTGCGTCCGTTCCATTGGACGGTGCGCGCGCCCGTGGCGCGGTCCAGGGCGGGAAGGCACTCGGTGGGGTTCAGAACGCGAAGGCTAATCACGCGCCCGTCTCGGTTGCGTCCTATGAGCCAGTAGGCGTTACCGCGCATAGCGAGGGATGCGATGGTTTCGGCGATGAGGGCTGTCACGGTCAGGTCAGGGCCGGGCGTGGTGACGATCGTGGGTAGGTCCTTACCTTCAAGCTGTACGCCGTCGCGCCATGCGTCTAGGCTGATCTGCTTACCCGCTGCCTGGAGGACGGTCACGGCGCGGTAAACCGAGTCGATGGCGAGCGCGCCGCGCTCGCTGATTTCGGCGGCGGCGTGGCGAGGGGGCGGGACGACGCCGGGAAGGACCGGCGCGCCCGCCTCTTCGCGGTGGAAGCCAAACAGGGACGCGAGTGATGCCATGCGGATAGTCTGCGCTGTACCTGATTCGCTTACGGCTGTGAGTGTCGCCACTGGTAGGAACGTAGGGCCTTGCGCGCGTGATTATGGCCTGGGTGGCAACGGCGCTCGTGGTCGGCGATTTCACCGAGGGCGCGCTCGTGGGATGAGGCGGGAGAGCCGCGCCACCCACATTCACACAGTGGGAGGAATGTGCAAGATGAGGCGTCAACATGGGCGAACACGAGCGGGCCTCTTTCAGTAGATTTGGATTCCGGGGCGGGGTTGGCACGCGGCCCATACGGCGGCGGCGGCGGCTCGGAGCGCGTCGATAGGCCGGGGCGAACGGGTGGCATCGAAGGCGGCGACGGCGGACAGGCGGCGCAGGACGACGGCGGCGAGCGCGTCGGTGAGTTCCTGGTTACCGTCGTGGACGAGGCGGCCCTCTTTGGTGCGGTCTAGGAAAAGCTGACACGCGGTTGCATACTCGGTGGTGTTTAGGGTGGCGATGGGTAGCCCGTCGTTTTCGAGGTCGGCGGCCAGGGTGCGTGTAGGCCCGGCGGGGTCGCAACCGATCCACTGGTAACCGGCGGCCTGGAGGTCGGTCAGGGCGCGCGGTACCCAGTCGGTGCCCGGCCCCGATGCGACGATGGATAGGCAAACGTCGCCGTCGTCGTCTAGCCAGGCGGCGGCGATTGACGCGCCGGAACGGTCGGTGGCCAGGTCTACACCGAGGCAGACGCGCGAGGGGTCAGGGGCGGCCGCGATGACGTCGAGGTCCTGGAGGTCCGTCCACATCGTCATATCGATGATTGTCTCGTCGGTGGCGGTTTCGAGGTTCAGGATGGAGCGACGCCACGCCGCGAGGCTGTCGCCCTTGAGGGCGCGGATTTTATCGGCCGTCTGGGTGTGGCCCAGCGCTGGGTGGAAACTCAGTGTCTCGTCACTGTAGGGGTCTTTTTCGGCGGCAGCCTCGTCGGCGGACCACTCGAAAAAGCACATGCGCGAGTTGGGGTTATTCACCTCTTGGCGGCCCTGTCGGATCAGCTCGTTCAGATACGCGGAACGATCCGTACCCTTCGTGCTGACGATCCAGAGCTGGGAGTCTTTGATCGTGAGCTGTGTCGGATTAATAGCCGTTTCGAGAGCCAAGCCGGATTCAGCGTCAAACGCCCACGCTTCGTCAACGGTGACCAGATGCAACGAATCGCCATGAATGGATTTAGGCGTCGGCGCGAACGGGCTGATGAATGATCCTCGTTTCAGGTACTCGGTTCGCTCGGACCCCTGGGATGCGTAGACGCGGAAGTAGCCGGGTTTTTTTTCTGCACCTAGCGCGCCGTTGAGCTGTTTCCACCTCTTGCGTGCATCCTTGCCGGTCTGCGCAGTCATGAGGATTTCGTGGTTGTTGTAGGCGAGGAGTCGGTCGGCCATGACGGCGCGAAGTAGAAAGCTCTTGCCAGCCTGTCGCGGGACGGTCACGACGACGACGGGGTATCGCCATGCGCCGGGGTTCTCTGGGTCGAGTTCCAACGCCACGTCGGCCACTTGGCGCTGCCACGGCATGAGGGTTCCACCGAGGTATGCGGCCACGGCGGCGATGCGCGCCCCGAAGGTCGGATTGTTCGGGTTGCGCTTGGTCCCGTACTTCGGTTCGCCGGTCATGAGCGGGTGAGGGCGTCGCGGGTGAGTTCGGCGAGGGCCGCGTCGAGTGCGTCCATCTCTCGGTCGGTCCCTTCGGCGGGGCGCGGGAGCGAGTCGAGGGATTCGAGGACGTTTTTCAGAACGTTGGACGTTGCGACGCTCGGAGTGCCGCCGTTGAGGCTTCGGTCGAGGGCGGCGGCCGCTTTGACGAGCGCGGCGCGCTTGGCACGCTCGATAGGACCTAGCACGCCTTTGGCGTCGAGGTCTGCGAACGCATCTTTGACGGCGTTTTCGATGTCCCCCGTGGGAGGGGGCGAGACTGGGAACAGTTCGGAGGTTAATTCGTTCATTTCGGGCCCTTTTAATTCGGCCCCGGTTTATTCGGGGCCGGTTTGTTCTGGTACTGGGGGGATTAAGGAGAGGGGGCGGCGACGAGG